TGAAACCCAGATCGGACCACAGCACTCGATCGCCCCCTGCAATCTCCCATTCGAGTGCACCGTTGCCGACAAGGACGGAGCCGTGTGTGTTGGCCCCGTCTATAGCGGAGTACAAGTTGCTGGAGGGTGCATGTGCAATGCACACAACTGCTTGTGCAACCGACACCTCAAACTTGTGCCCGCCGCAAAACAACCACGATTCCTCTGTATCCCCACACACCTTGTGGACGCGATTTCAAACGCTTATTTGGGGCTCGTCTCGCACGACCATGTCGAGTGGCTCGAGCGATGGAATGCCAGCAAGCAGGGAGCATTGCTCCGAAGCTGGCTTACCGAGGACATTGTCTACGGGCGAACCATCCTTAGCGTCAAGAGAGAGCTCATCGCAAAGTTCATTTCAAAGGCCAGAGGGATCCAGATGTACTACAACCTCGCAACCCAATTCGCAACTGGATACATGCATGCCGCCTTTCAGAAGGCAGTCTGTACCGTCTTTGGTAAGTCGGGATTTGAAGTACATCCGGGGATTAAGTGCTATTGCGCGAGCGGCTGGAGCGCGGCAGATGTGTCCGAGTGGGCCAGCGAACGAGCGGAGTACCGATACGTCTATTGTTTCGACGGGGTCAACTTCGACGCCTCAGTCAGTGTGTCCCTGCTGCTTGAGAAGGTTCGAGTCATGCAACAGTGTGGCGTTGACCTCGCCGAGTCGGCGCGGGCGGGCATCGTCGTTAAGGGGGAACACCGTGGGGCCTTCGGGAAGATTCGCTACAAGAACTCGGGTGGGACGAAGAGCGGCTTCAGCGACACAACAAGTGGGAACACATTGCTCAACTTGTGCGTTTGTGCCGCCGCGGCGAGCAGTCTCCGTTTGCGCGGGCACATCCTGGCGCTCGGAGACGACCTCATCGCGGTGTTCGAGCAGGAGCCCATCGGCCTCTCGGATGCCATCCATGCATATGGATTCGTTCCAGACGCACGCACAGAGCCGAGTTTCGCCCGCGCTGACTTCTTGTCTGGCCACTTCCTCGCGACTCCGGACGGTCGTTGGTCATTTGCACCCAGCATTAGCCGACTGTTACAGCGGATGTGGTGGACAGTCTCCCCACCATCACACAAGCGGATCGATATCTACCGCGGCGGCGTCGCCTCCGGACTCTGTTCAACGTATGCAACCCACCGGCTCATCCGAGCACACATGCGGGGGCGCATCAGCGACGACCTCATCCCGAAGAACGACCATCGGCCACGCGGGGCACAGCATAGAACGGTTGCGGACTACGACTTCGGCCTTTGTGAAAGGTACGGTTGGTCCCCAGCTGAGTTGCGTCGCGTCGAGCGTGTCCTCACGGACGCGCGAGATGGTTACAACCGTTCGGACTTGGTGGACCACATTTTTGAAGTCGATTGTGCCCCGCCGATTCCGTGGGAGCCTCGCGAGCATTCCCCGCTTGGGCACGTATGCCCGAAGCGTATCAAGCGCGATCTCAACTACTTCACAGCAGTTGAACGCGCAACCGCTCAATATCGTAGCAACATGGTTGGGTTCCGGTGAGGTTGTCGACGTCAACGGGGTCATGCGCACGGCATTCATGCAGCGCATTTTCGCGTCGGGCCAGAGGTCAGTACCCTGAAGCGCTATGCTCTGGTGGTTCTGCGCCTCTGCTGACAATCGCTGGCGCGGAGCGCCGGATGATGTCTTCAGAAAGTTCGCACCGTGCAGCACTTTCCAGGGCCATCAAATCAGCTGGCGTATCCCCGGAAGGGGAGCGTTGGCTCCTTCAGGCGTTGTACCCGCCTGGCGAAGATACTGGGATCGCGTACCCTGACTCGAGCTGGCTTCCCTCAGTCCGAATCACTGCGCGACCGACTCTCAGTATCACGAAGCCGCCAAATTTGGCGGCTGGCGCGACTTGGGACTTATTGTTGTTCTCACCTCCAGGAGACAACAATCTGGCTTGGATAGTCACAGGGCCCAGCCCCATGGACTTCAAGACCTCGACCCCGCCACCGGTTGGAACGTACTTTGTCGGGACGTTGCCGATCAACACCGGTGCGCGTACAGTCGAGCAAGTCGCCGCCATCAACCGCAGTTCCACTGGCGTTTCTACCCCAGTAGTGTACAACGTTGAGCGGACCACTGCGAGGACACTGGGCAGTAGGACGACTTTCAAAGGTCTTACCCTCACCATGACTGCTAGCTCGTTGTATGACGGCGGCACCCTCATGGCTGCGCAGCATGATCCGCAGTGGGAGCGTACACAGGAACTTGGTGTTTTGGGAAAACCCTCTGTGCCCACCGGGACGTTGGCAATTTCTCTGCTACATTCCAGTTGGCCGTTGAGTGAGACGGATATGGCATTGCAATGCCCGGGGGCGCACAACGGCGCCGCCAAGGAGGGCTGCTATCTCCCATTCCGCCTCCTCGGGCCCATCAACCCCTTTGGTAAAGCTATGCCCTCAAGCGGCCTTAGTACAACCAACGGGCTTGGCGCTTCCTCGCAGATAGTCAACAGTGCAACTGTTGGCCCGCTGCTCATCAATTCGGCTACGACCATCGGAGTGTGCCCGTTCTATGATCGGAACAACTTCGAGAACCAGCCTTGGTGGGTTTTTGCTACTGCGTCAGCAAAC